GATTTGTTATATGCGCGGATTTGAAAAATTTTTAGATGAAGTACGTAAAGATGAAGCTGCAGGATTATATCTTAAAAAGAGAATAGCGCGTAGAAAACTACGGGAAGAAAATCCCGAGGAATTTAGAGAATACCAGTTACGCTTACACGCTATACGCCAAAGTGAATACATGAAACGTTGTCGTGCTAAAAAGGGGCTATCAAATGCGTATGAACAAGTTACACCTATTCAATCTGAGGCGGCGTCCGAAGGCGGCAATGCTAACAAAGCCAATGATAGAACACGTAGAACACGCGGCGCATGATTTGGACTATAAGATAACATCTATGGTTTCTAATAGTTATCCGAATGTTAGGCGTTTCTATGTTTACTATGGCGACACTCTTTTAACTAACTACGGATTTTATAACATAGAAATGGCGTCTGAGTTTATCGTCAGACATCGTTTTAGAGAAGATTGCAATTCATAGATAGTCGCGCTAAAGAAAGGTCGCCGCAAATGCAATACATTCTATACAACAAAACTAATAATGAACAAACGGTTCCACTTGGGATAGACGAGGCTTTAGCCGCTTATTGTTTATTTAACTTTTTGGAATTACGTGTTTCGGAGTATAGCAATAGTTGTTTTATGTTGCAATTTAAGTGTAAAAATTTAGGAACTTTTTGGTTCAATTCTAATTATACATGTAAAGCTGTTAGTAAAAATGTAGCGGAAATTGTACTAAAGAGCAAATTCTTAGACTACCTTTGCGCTCATGAACTGGAAATAATAAATATCAGAGAGGATAGCAATGAATAACATGCTAATAGACGCTGTGATAGGCTTTCTAATCCTAGTGGTTATCATTGAGTTTATAGCTATTGCTGAGGGGATACGCGGTATTAGTTCTTCTAACGCGGTTATTGCCGATACAGTGTTGCGGCTTTTACGTCATCTGGAGCAAAACAATGGCAAGATACCCTAATTTTTCGATGTTACCAAAGGCCATGCAATACGATGTCATACAGAAAGGTGGACATTTTAAAGGTAGAATTGGTTTATGTATCGGTCATTATCCGGGCGGCGAGTTGCGTATAATGTGGATCACACATACTGGAGAGAAAATTTTCCGTAGGATTTTGCCTAAAAATGTGGAGCGTATATAATGTCTCATATACCCGATGAATTCACTAAACCGCCGCTAATGACACATATACATTATGCGTGCCTGTGTGAAACGATTAAAATTCTCGTTTCGCACTATTCTCTTTTGAGAGACGCGCTTGACGTATATAAAAGTAGCGAATTGGAGTCTGTAACTACTGAGGAAAAGTTAACGTTTCGTTTTGAAGCGGCGCGCTGTATGGCTGATAGGGAATTAATGGCGGCTGTCATCTTAGCTTTTTCATCGCGCATATCTAATACGACTATGCCAGATGTTCCTAAGAAATTCACAGATTTACTATTCTAACATCGGAGTATTAAACATGTCTGTATCGCAAGCGCAATTCGACACATTGTTTCCCAAGGCGATGATTACCGGCGCACAATACGCACAGCAGCAGTATCCGGTAGTGTTTGCCAGTGTAACGCTAGGTCAAGGGGCTTTGGAAAGTGGTTTTTGGAAAGCTACACCGTCAGGATCAAATAATTATTTTGGTATCAAGGCGGTAGCAGGTCAATCATATGTAACTGCAATGACGCGTGAAGTTGTTAAAGGGCGTGACGTGAGATTGCCACAGAACTTTGCAAAGTATGGTAGCGTTACAGATTGTTTTCTGGCGCACGCTCACTTGCTAGCTACCGCCGGTGTATATTCCGCCGCACAGCATGACAATAATCCCAAGCAATTTCTAATAGACATAGCTAAACACTATGCTACCGATCCTGCATACCAGAAAGACGTACAAGCCATAATCGATGAATATGAGCTAACACGTTTTGATATAGCGCCTGTAAAGCCAGCGCCAGTTATGTCGCCACACACAAATAATCTTATAAACGATATTTTGTTTGGGGCTATCAGTGGCGCGGCGCAAGGCGCGGCCAGCGCCGCACTCAAGGATTTGACATAACATAAAAAATATCCCCGATAGCATGGCGCTGCTATCGGGGATAAGTTTTTGACGCACATGTGGGGGATGGATCATGCGCAAGAACGAGACTAAAACATTAGATAAACTTCGTCAACAAAAATCGCAATTATCCATATTGAAAAAGAAAGGATTATATAAGCCAAAAAATCCGCGTGGTCCGGTTACTGATTATGGCAAATCATTGTTGCATAAATTTTCTGATGTTATTTCTGGCAAATCGGCTGTAGTTACCGTTCGGCCTGATAATAATCATAAAGGAAACAAGGCGGCGGCGGAATATAAGACGCTCGCTAGTTCTAAAAAGGCTAGCAATGCAATTATGGTAAAAGGAAATAAAATCATTGTTCCTTATAGGAAGGAACAAAATGAAAGAGTTGTCTATAACAAAAAGTCTAAGCGTGTTGAAATTCGGCGCGCTTCTAGTAGCGGCACGTATATCAGATCGCCGTTAAAGCATCAAATTCACGACATAAACGACATTCCCAAGATTGATAAGAACACAGTTTTTAGCGTGCCGTTCAATCGTGGAACACGTATAGATTATCAAAATTTTACTTACGATGATTTTGTAGCCTTTTATTCGCAATACGGAATTAAAGGTAGCAAGCGCGAATACAAGAATTTAGGAACACTAGTTAGCATTTTTGAATATAAGCTGTCAAACCGTAAAAAGAAAGAGCCTGACGTGGATTATGAAGATGTTGAGGTAGAATGATGAACGGTGGAACGTCTTTCCGCCTTTGCGGCATTTGTTAGGTTAGCCCAAACAAATCCTGTTCCTATTGTATTAGAAAATGACGGCGGTGCGCTTGCGGATTATGCGGCGCGACCGAGCCGTCGCACGAATAAAGAGCGTGCTAAAACAAGCCGGGATAAGAAACTATCTGACAGGCTTGAGAATATAGCCGTATTAGATATGGAAACTGATCCTTTTGACAACAATCGGCCTGATGATAAGATATTGCCTTATCTTGCAGTATTGTATTCCGATAAGTTTGAAACTGTAATTATATGGGAAGAAGATTATGATAGTTTCGTGTATAAGCTTATCGCCGCGATTGAAGCCATACCTAACAAGTATACGATATACGCGCATAACGGTGGTAAGTTTGATTTTATGTTTTTCGTACACAAGCTGCGAGGAAAAGTCAGTTTCAAGGGCCGTGGGATCATGGCGGCGACGATTGGAAACCATGAACTACGCGACAGCTATCATATCATCCCCGAACGGCTCGCCGCATATAAGAAAGATAGTTTTGACTATTCAACGCTCACAAAATCACAGCGACATAAACACAAAGAAACTATTATATCTTATTGCATAGCCGATTGCCGCTATCTATTAGATTTAGTTCGTAAGTTTATAACCGCTTATGGGTTTAAAATATCCGTAGGCGCGGCGGCGCTTGCGGCATTCAAGAACCATTACAAATATGAAAGTCTATCCGATTATCAGGACAATAACATACGCCAATTTTATTATGGCGGACGTGTAGAATGTTTGGCTGGAAAGGGCCACTTTCTACGAAACTTTAAATTGTACGATGTTAATAGCATGTATCCTTATGCCATGGCGAAATATAAGCATCCTACTGCGTCGGAATATGTAATGCATAATGGAAAGCCTAATCCGCAAACTGTGTTTTTAGAAATTGTATGTTATAACAATGGCGCTTTAATGGGGCGTCTTGAAAGTGGCGAGCTAACATCGCGTATTTCACACGGCAAATTCATGACTACTATATACGAGTATCAAACCGCTCTTGAGTTAGGTTTAATCTCAAACGTTGAAATTATAAGTTGCTTGGATAACTACAAATTGACAGACTTTCACAAGTTTGTTGATCCTATATACACGCATCGGGCGGCTGAAAAAACTAGGTTAGATACGCTGGATAGTAGCAGCGCCGAATATGATACATGTAAGGCGGCAATTCTATTCGACAAACTTATATTGAATAACGCCTATGGAAAATTTGCCACTAATCCGCGTAAATTTAAAGAGCACTTTATAACATCGCCATATCAGCGCCCGGAAGAATTAGACATGGATGCTGACGGCTATGGCGATGCTCCAGAATTTGACGGCGAAACACATTGGATTTGGAGCAAGCCAGCGGAAAAAATGAAATTTTTAAATGTCGGAACCGCCGCTAGTATTACAGGCGCGGCGCGATCTGTATTGATGCGCGCCATACATAATGCGCATAACCCGGTTTATTGTGACACCGACAGCCTTATATGTGAGGAGTTGTGTGAAAGTGATATTCACAAGACACGATTAGGCGCATGGGATATTGAAAAAGAAATTACAGAACTAATTGTGTGTGGAAAGAAATTATACGCTTACCGTGATAAGAGCGGAAAGGAATATATAAAATCTAAAGGCGTGCAAGGTTTAAACTGGAATGATATGCTAGAAATTCTACACGGAAGTATAATAGAAAAAACAAACTTTGCGCCGACATTGACTAGGCGTGGCAATCAGGGTTATATAACTAGGCGTATACGCGCTACAACGCGAGCCTCTGACGAAAGGCAAAAAGCAAATGTCAAATAATATCCCTAACGCAACGCCAATGTCACGCGGCGTCAGGCCGAAACAAGGAAAACAGCTTAAACTAACTATACCGTTTTTCTCGCAGTCAATTTCCACTTATACTACACGTTTGGCAGTTTCGGAAACATCGCAAAATATACACAATATGGATAATATCCGTTCTGTGTTTGTGGACAATTCGCAGAATGCAAATAATTTTACTTTGTCTATTCTAGACACCGGTCAATTATTGGTTTGTCCACCATACGCGCAAGCGATATTTCCTATATATTTTGGAACTTTGGATTTGCAATTTAACGCGAGCCTAAGCGCGGCGACGGCCGATGTTACATGCATTTTTACTAATACGAATGAAGATGCAATGTTATGGTCAACCCGTTCTATATCAGCGGGTTCTACCGCTGTTACGGTGTCAAATCCATTTGTTACTGTTAGCCCTTATAATTCCGCAACGGTGGATAAGAGCGGCGCTATTAGCATTGGCGGCACAGCTATAACCGCCGCGAATGCTAATTCTAGCCGTAAACGTTTCATGATTATGAACGGCACGACGGCTGGTTCGCAGAATATAGCGGCGGCGGAAAGCTTGTTTTTCTCATTTACAGGAACAGCTAACTTGTATTGCGGCGGCGGCACATATGAACTTCCGCCCGGTGCGTCATGGGATAGCGGCGCGGGCAGTCCGCCGCTAGGCGCGGTTAGTGTTAATGGCGCGACGGCGGCGCATCGATTTACGGCATCGGAAATGACATAAGGATACATGCTAATGTCACGATCTATTTTTAATTATGCGCTGGCGCTTTCGCTATTAGCTTCAACCGCTGCTAATGCGCAATTTGGCGGCGGCTATGCTACAAAATCTGGTAACAGTAATATATACGCGACTACAAACGGCGCGCTTACGAACGGCCATTGTGTAAGTATCGATGCGAGCGGAAATTTTGTAGACGCGGGTTCTACATGTGGAACTGGCGGCGGCGGCGTAACAGCCGGAACCGCCGGTCAACTCGGTTATTATCAATCCACTGGCGCAAACATTGTCGGACTGACACTAGGAACTGGCGTTTTAACTGGCTTAGGAACCAATCCCGGCGCGGCTGGAGCATTCGTTATATATGGCGGCGCGGGTGGTGTTCCATCTTCATTGACGCTAACTAATGCGAGCGGGCTTCCTATTGCGGGTATTANNGGCTTAGGAACCGGCGTTTCAACCGGTCTAGCTAATCCGACTAACGCAGCATCGGGATTAGTGACATATTCTGGAGCGTTAGGAAGTCCTACCGCAACTCAAATTTCTGCTACTACGGGCCAGTTTTTAACATTGAACGCAACATCGTCAGGAGTAGGCGCGCTAGCGGTAAATGGCGTAGCTCTAACATATTGGAATGCGTCCACTATCTACCCTGCTACCGATAATGCTAATCCGCTTGGAACTTTGGCGGCGGGATTTTCACAATTGTACACCCATGGCGTAAACGGCGGCGGCGCTGCATGTAGTGTCTCAACAGTCTCGGCTTTGGCGGCGGCTAATTTCGGCAATTGTTCTACGGTAGATTTGCAAGGTTATAACGCTGTTAATGACGGTGGTGGCGGCCTACTTGTGCAAAGTGGTAGTACGTCGACTGATTTTTGCACTATTTTTGATGATAGTTCATCCCATGCGTTTGTTCGCGTAGAAGCAAAAACGGAAATTAGTGCTGTTAAATGCGGCGCGTATAATAACAATACAAATGCCGCCGCTACTACTACCGCGTTTCAAAATTTTTGGAGCGCGGTATTCAAATCCGGTTCTTATGCGCGCGGCCATATAGAAGGCGGCACATACGCCGTTAACGCGGCGCTTACTTGGGATATAGGAAATCGGGCGCTATACGGCGCGGATATTTATGCAGACGGTTTTTTGGGCGCGCAAATTGTTAGTTCCGTTACTAGTGGAACTTGTTTTCAGCTTAAAAATACACAGAATTCCGGTAATGGTTACTATATGCATTTTTCGGAATTCCGTTTAACTTGCGCTACGTCTGGCGCTACATTCGCACTTGGAACGCTCAACGGGACTGATAATTGTCAGTCGTGTAAGTTTGATCACGTGTCTTTTCAGAATACTCAGACCGGCAATATAGGTTCTACGGCGCTTCAATTAAACGGCGCGCTTCAAGATACATTTACCGGTATTCAGGCTTCCAATTCTCCAGCATCGTCAGCGGCTTCGCCGGGTTCAGGTTCTGCTATTGAAATGCGCGGCGTAGCTCTAAGCACATTTATAGGATGCACATGCGGCAATGCATATTATGGTATTTATGTGCCGTCTGGCGGGACGCCAGTTTGGCCTGTGTATGATAATGTATTCATAACGCCGGACATAGAAAACGTAAGTTATGTTTTGTATGATCGCGCCGGAACGTCTTATTCTAATCAAATTACTGGCGGTAAAGGTTATCAGGTCAATAATACAACTTACGGCTATTCTGTAATAGCCGGTGCTAATATGCTTTCCGCTGGAGCGGTTTGGACAGTCGATGGAACAAACGGCTATGGATATAATAACCTGTATGGATCATCGTCACAGGGTGCTCTACTAGACCCTGTTAACCAATCCGGCATTATATTTCGCGGCGGTTTTTATAATTCTAGTATAGGCGGCGGCGCATATGCGACGCCTAGTGTTCCCGCGTCAGGAACCGGTATAACCAATACTACCGGACAGGCTATGGGTGTTAACATATGGGGAGGGGCGTATAGTGTTGTAGCGATTAAGCAAAATTTCAACGGCGCGACATATCAGCTTTACGGCGCGCTATCATATGCGATTTTACAGCCGGGTGATAGTATGTATATTACATATTCGTCGGTTCCATCTTGGCTTTGGCGTCCACTTATAAACTAAGGAAAGTGACATGAAATACGCCGTTATGATCATGGTTTGCTTGTATACATTTTCCGCAAATGCGGAAGATAGTCCTAAAACTGTAACCTTGACTGCCAATGAATTGCAGTCGATTGTTAATGCGGAAGTATCTAAAGCGATTGCGCGCGAAGCCTATGCAAAAGTACAGGAAGCGTTTGCCGCAAAGCCGCCATCGGAGGATAAAAAGTAATGTTAGAGCATATGATGGAAAATCTAATTAAGAATTTGGGTTTTGATCCTGTTATTGTTCGAAATCAGCTTGAGACAATAGCAAACGCCGCCAAGGAAACTATGGAAAGTCAAAAGCGAGTAGAAGCCATGGTAGCTTCTATTTACAAGGAAAAGTTTCCTTGGCCCGTTCCTTTGGAAAGGCATAGTGAAAATGGCGGAAATTCCTAAAACTATATTTGATAGTCCGTGGTTTGCTTTCGAACGGCCAGCGTTTGAAAAAATCGCGCAATTATCAGATGCGGCTCTAACCGTATTGCTTATTTGTGCAAGTATAATTATATTCATATTTGCACTATGGCCTAATCATCCCGTTTTCAAAGCGGTTTTATTGGCCTATATCATAATGCCATGAAAGGAATAAACATGAGTGCCAATACGATTACTACCGCCACTGAAATCAATACGGCGGCCGTTCCTACTACTAATCCTACGTCTTTGACGGCGGAAGTTATTCAGACGGCTTATGATGCGGCCAAGGCCGCCGTGGCCATTGCGGCTAATGGCGACATTGAAAGTGCCAAAGATAAATTGTTTGGCGACATTGAAAACATTACCGGACAGGAATTGCTTTCCGCTTTGGAGTTTCTGTTTAAACAGGTAGCGGCTATTGAAATTGCGCATTCTGGAGCACTTGGAACGATTGCCGCCATTGTCACGAAGATTGGTATTCTGTAACTTATATGACGCAATACTGTGAAATAGAAATAGAAAAAGCCGTCGCCGCTTTTATTAGCGGCGGCGGCAACGCCGCAAGTATAGCGCCTATAATAAAAGACGCCAGCGCCGCGCATAATAGAATAGATGATTTAATTTTGAGACAATTCCAGCTTGAGGAAATGCTATGTCAGAAAGCGCGCCAGCTAGCGAGATCATTGAAACGGTTGCGGAAATCGCACAAGAGGCGGTTATCCAAAGTAACGAGGCGGCGGCTAATGATCATGCGATTACAGCCGCTATAGTAGAAGCCAGTCAAGAGCATCATATCATCGTTAGAATTGAGGAAATGGAACGCCGTTTCCAAGAGATTATGAAACAGGAGATAACAGGCATATGGGAAAAACTGATCCAATTGGAGATAGCGACAACGGAAACTCGGCAACAGTTACAGGCGATGATAACGACGAAATCGGAAGCGCCAGTGTTGTTAATCCCGCAAGCGCCTCAAGCGGAAATGACGCACTCGTCAAGCGTGGACGAGGACGGCCGCGAAAAGACGGTGGAACAGCCGGAAGCGTATCCGGTGGAGCCGGAACCGCTGCTACAAAAGAAAAAAAGAAAACTGTTCCTGTAGACAAAGGAACTGTAGAAAAAGGATTGTTAATTTCAACGGCGTTTATGGCGGCGGCGCTAAACTCAAAAATGCTAGCTCTAACAGAAACCGAGGCTTCATTCATAGCGCCTAGTGCGGCGAAAGTTCTCTCGCATTTTAATATAGTCGCCGATGATACATTAACCGGCGCTCTTATAGCGTTCGCTGGCGCGATAGGAACAGTATACGGAATGAAATTTTTAATTAGGGGCAATAATAATGCAATGGGAAATAGCACAATCCATAGCTGAAATAGGCGGGTTAATTGCTCTTTTGATAGGCTTGATTATGAGCTATGCAAATCAAAAACGTAACTCAGAGGAAGCTATACAGCTAGGGCGCGAAAATGCCGAAAACTTACGCAAACTTGAATTAGATGTTAGAGAAAAATACGTTAGAACGGAAAGTTTGCGGGACTTTAAAGATGAAATTCTAGGCGCGATTGCCCGCGTAACCGATCGTTTAGACAAAGTAATAGATAGGCAATGAGCGGTTTTACATGGCCCGATAGAACGCAAAGACTGGCAGTTATGGGCCGGACTGGTTCTGGTAAAACACGCTTTGGCGTTTATGCGCTTTCAAAGGCGGCATACACACGGCAACCCTATGTCATAATAGATTATAAACGCGATGATCTGATAAACGCTATTCCTTATGCGAATGAAATTTCGTTGAAGGAATTGCCTAAAACGCCGGGTATCTATATAATTCATCCCGATAAGAGTGATGATGAACATGTTGAGAATTGGTTACGCGCGGCACTTAGGCGCGAAAATATAGGTATTATGATTGACGAGGCGTTTGAAATCCCGCAACGCGAACCGCGCTACACAGCTTTTAAGGCTGTGTTATCGCAGGGGCGCGCCAAATCAATGCCAGTTATTGCGTGCTTTCAACGGCCCGCTCACATTAACAGAAGCGTTCTATCTGAAAGCGAATTCTTCGCCGTCTTTCATCTGCAATCAGAAGCGGATAGAAAAAGAGTTTATGATTTTTCGCCGAGTAAGATGAAACTTGAAAAACGTATAGACGACTATCATTGCAGGTGGTATGATGTTAAACGAGATTTTATTTGTACATTGTCGCCAGTTCCGAACGATGATGTTATAAAACAAGAATTTGAGGAACGTTTAAAGCCGCGCCGTAAAGTGTTTTAGGGGATTATAATGTCTGTGGAACGCTCATATATTGATCTTAACTTTGTGAACATTGTTACAATCGGAATTGTGCTGTTCATTGGTTATTTGATCATAACTGGCGGCATTGTCGCCTATAAGGCTATTTACACAAAGAAAAATTCTACCGCTGCATCACAGGCGCCAAATGCATAAGATAGTAAACACAGATATATTGTCGTCACCTATTAATTGGGTGATGATATACGCCATAGCGGCGCTTATATTGGCTTTGTCGTTTTGTTTTTACGTTCTATCGGGAACGGACAATGCGGCAATTAAAAGGAGCGAACACAGATGAACGGTAACGGCGGCGGCGGCGGCGGAAAACCCGAACAGGGTAGCGGCGGAAATAATATGACGCCACAGCAAAAAGCTATGGCGGCTAATTTGGCGGCTAGGCGCGCGCTTATCCCCGGTCCTAATACGCAGACCGTGAAAATGGTTCAGCGTATTGCAAGCGTTACTAATACTACCTATACAGCGGGACAGGCGCTTACTCTTAACTTTACGCCAGCGCCGGTAGGCATTATTAGACGCTTCTATATTGAAGTTACCGCTATCGCAGGTATCGGCGCGGCGGAAACACAGACGCGACAGCCGCTTGGGCCGTCGGCACTTGTTTCTAACATTACTTATACCGATACCTCTAATCAGGCGCGTGTTAATACTACCGGTTGGCATCTTCACTGGCTCGCGTCTATCAAGCGGCGTACTATTTTCGGAGCGGCTTATACTAGTGATACGCCTACCGGATTTGGTTCTAATATCAACGCCATTTCAGCACCGGCGACCATGGCCGCCGCGCCGTCGTCTACCAATATCTATATGGTCTATGAAGTTCCACTTGCGTACGCGGAAGATGATTTGAGAGGCGCGGTTTTCGCAAACTTGATTAACGCGACTCAGAATTTGCAGGTTACTATTAACCCTAATTTCTTTGTTGCTACGGCGGCTGATGGAACGCTTGCGGGATATAAATCCTCGTCTACACAGCTAGGTAGGCTTTCTTCTATTACTGTAAACGTGTATCAGGAATATATCGATCAGTTTGCGGGATTGCCTCTGCCAAATATTGACCTTGGAACACAGTATCTTATCAATTGGACAAATGGCGGCTTGCCTACTGTCAACGTTGACCTTGTGTTTCCGTATGCGAACTTTAGAAGTTATCTCTCTACCATTGTTTTTTATGACAACAATGGAACTGTAAACGCGGGAACTGATATTAATTATCTTACTTTGCGCTCTGCCAATACTACCAATTTGGAATACTACGACCCTATGCTTTTGTCGGCGCTTACCCGCACACGACTAGGTGATGATATGCCTACCGGCGCGTATTGGGTTGATCATCGCCATAAGCCGCTCTTGACTACAACTTACGGAAATATGTCATTCGTAGCGAACGTTTCATCGGTAGGCGGCGCGGGTGCAAACCTGTATTTCTACTATGAGGCACTCGCGCTTGCACAGCAGATTGCTATTGCGGGTAGTATGGCTAATAATCCGTAATACCCGTATAAAGCGAAAAGGCCAGTTGCTATGTTAGATAACCTTAAGGCGTGGTTTAATAGCCCGCTAAACAACGGAATTAGCGCCTTTCAATGGGTTCTATTCGTAGGTTTGCTTATTGTGGCAACTGGCCTTTGGAAAGTTGTGTTTATACATATTAAGGAGATCGAATAATGCGCGGTTGGCATATGATTGTCATCGTTTTGATTGTTTACGCTGTAGGGGCTATGTATCCCGGTCCTATTATGGCGTTGCGCGCTAAACTAGGTATGTGATGACACAATCTAGTGTCATTTTTGGCGCTTGGCTTTTCGCCTTTTTGGTTTATATAACCGCAAAAGGCGAATTGCCTAAGTATATCGGCTTAATCCTGTAGGGTCGTTTATGCCGTTAGCTTTTATCTTTATTGGTATCCTATTGATAGTATCGGGTATCAAAAACACGCTAACCGGACCAAATGGATTAGGCGCAACGCTCGCTAATGACCTTACAGGCGCGGGTTCTTTCTGGTATTGGATTGTAGGCTTAGGAAGTGTCGGCGCGCTTGGATATAATGACGATTTGAAACCAATAAGCCGCGCGATGCTAATGCTAATTCTGGTAGTTTTCGTGGTATCTAACAACGGTGTATGGAAAAAGTTTCAAGACGCATTTGCCGCGCCTAGTGCTAGTAACGCAAATCCCGCGCCTTCTACTCCGGCCCCTAGCACCGGTAACGGCTTCCTGCCAATACCTAATTCGCCATCTGGTAACAATACGTTTGACCTTTTCAATATACCGGGTTTACTTTCACCGGGCGGGTGACATGAAACAAACAGTTATAGAAATTACTACCGCAATCATTGTAGTTGCTATTATAGCCGTTCTGGTAGCCGGAAAATCTAACACGGCGGCTGTTATTCAATCCATAGGCGCGGCATTCGGAAACATATTGGCCACAGTTGTAGCGCCCGTTACAGCTAATACGACTGCAAAAAGCACGGCATCAACAACCAATACGATTAATAGTACAGCGTCAAACATAGCTAGCGTTGCAAGTAACCTAACTAGCGCAACGCTTGAGCCAGTCGCACTTAGTATCTGAAAGGATAGAAATATGGATAAGCTTACTGAGGCGGGTGTTCAAATCCTGCTAGCTATTGTAGGCGTTGCTATTATAGCCGTCATTGTCAGTATGAAATCTAATACGGCTGGAGTTATTCAGGCGGCGGCGTCTGGTTTCGGTAACGATTTGGGCGTCGCTATTTCGCCAGTTACAGGAAACAATTACAATATCAATCTATCATATCCCGGTTCTAACAATGGACTATTGGGCGCGGGATCGACTGCCATGATGGATCAGGGTCTAGGAAATATGGGTTAAGATAGGCTTTAAACGGGATAAACGATATGAAAAACGGTAGAAGCGGCTCGGTTAACCCGTATATTCAATATCACGAACACGACCCTATCGGTTATGGCGATGCTATCTTTTATGTTCCAGACTTTTGTCAGGCGCTGTGGATGATAACGGGAACCGTTCCCGTTTCGCATATAAACAGTGCTCAAGCGGCGGTTTATCAGCATTCTCCGAAAGTTAATGTGCAAGGCTATGGCGGAAATCGGCCTGTAGCAGCATTTGCAACGCCGCTATATCAATTTACGGCGGCGGATTTGGAAAATGCGCTTTTGAACGTCGAATAATAGGGGATTGCTATGGGTGGTCTATTTGAAAAGATGAAAGAACACCCGTGGATAACCGCGCTTGGCGTTATCATAGGGCTTGTTCTAATAATATCGTTTATGAAAGGCTCTAGCACTACTAGTTCGACTGGAACTAGTGGAGCAAGCGCGGCTAATGTTGCCGAATTTGCCGCCGCCGCGCAAGAGAACGCGCAACTAACTCTTGCACAAGATCAGGTAGCCGCTAACGGCCAAAACGTAGCGGCGGCTATAGCTATTAATGCGGCCAATGATGCTGTTAAAACACAATACATTAACGCTATTCAGACAATCCAAACCGGACAAACCGCCGCACAGCAGACATTAGCCGAAAACGCTCTTACTTCACAAATTTCTAGCCAGAATAGCGCACAATCATTCTTTACTAATCTGGCCGAAAAAGGACTTAGTGCGCCTCAAAACTTGTCTTACATAGGCGGCGCTATGTCTGGCGCGAGTGCAACACAGGTATCCTATAATCCTATCACATATTTGCAGCAAGTCTTTGGGCTTGTAAGTCAACAATCTGTCGCGGCACATGGTTGGAACCCGTCACCGTCAAACGGCGGCGTGGCGTCTACACCGTCAGGCGATAGTAGCAGCGGCGCGTCATCCAGCGGCGCGGAATAACTCATGGCTTATGTAGGAACGCCAACAAATCAGGGGAGTGCTATAAACACGCTCGCCAGTATATTGCAAGGCGAGGCGAGTAATCAAGGCCCGCTTGGAATGCAAGCTGTAGCTAACGTTGTAGAAAATAGAGTAGCGTCTAATTATGGGAACTATGGTAGCGACTGGCTATCTCAAATGCTAGCGCCTAATCAGTTTCAAGGCCAAAGCGCGCCTAGCGCGCAAGCTGTTCAAATAGCTACGGCGGCGGTAAACGGCCAGCTTTCCGACGTTACAAGCGGCGCTACACAGTATGCCAATCCACAGGCTAGTACAGCTAGTTGGGCCACGCGGCTAAACAATAGCAATTCATTACAGATAGGTCAGCATTACTTTACTAATAATACAACTGGAGCACCGTTCACGGGTGCAGGACAGGTTATAGACCCTACGCAACCGCTACAATATAATACGGGAACCGATCCTACCTATAGCTATGGCTATACTGGCGGGCCAAATTCTATTCCGTCATATGGAAACGGTAGCGTATCCGATGGAATGTCGAACACAGATTATATGATAAATACCGATCCTCAAGGCGGCGCTGTATCGTTTACACAGGCATATCCTACAGGCGGTCTTGATAACAATCCATATTCTATAGGAACCGGAATTGAAACATATGGAAATTCTGGCGTTTATACGCAAAATCCTTTTCTAGCGTCTAGCATTAGCGCCTCTGCGTATCCTACAGTAGTAAGTGATAATCAAGCCAATGGATTTGCAAACCTATACGGCTTTGATACAAACCCGTCAGACACAGGCAATTTAAGTGCTACAGGTGGAACTTTACTAGGCGCTAGTACGGGTAGTTCTAATAATCAATACACAATTGGTGATATAGGAACCTTGGATAGCGGCGGAAATGTAAGTCCCGCCGCTTCGTTGCCGTCCTACGCACAGTTTACGCCGCCCGGTCAGGATATGGGCGGTTCAAGCGCCCTTACTACCGGAACTGGCTATCAAGTAGGCTCTAACGCATTTGGCAATCCCAATGCCGCCGCTACACAATCGTATGCCAGTGATGACAATTTAGGATTTTCAAACGTTGATACAGGTTTGGCGTCTGGTAGTAGTCCAACAGGAAGCGCTACAAATATAGGCGCAACTAACTTGCCAGACGCCATTACTTCTAGTGACACTCCTGCAACAGCGGATACTAGCACGCCTAATGCGCAAGATTTGCCTACCGCTGTAAATAAGCAAACCGCTGGAAACGCTAAAGATTTTAACGCTTTAACGCAAACCATATCTAAAGCTAGTCAGACACAGGCGCAAACTAGCACTTCTATTACTAGCAATGTAGAAAGCTGGTTTAGTAATATATTTGTGCGATTTGGCGCTATCCTATTAGGAATTGTAATGATAGGCGCGGGTATATTCCTGTTTCGCCCTGTACAGGACACTATAAAAACAGCCGCGAAAATAATTGCGTAATTGGCTTGAGATAATTAGTATCTTGCCAATAAGGTAGGGGCTTGGCGACGGCGCGCCAAGCCCCTACTGATTTAAAACCTGTTAAAAGTTACTTGGACTTGTGCTTATCTTTGTGCTTTCCTGCAACCGGTTCTTCCGAAACAGCAACCGGTTCTTCCGAAACGGCAACTTCGCCCGTTTCTGGATCATGTGTGATAGCCTGAATATCAGAGCCGCGCGTGGCAACTAGACGCGACAAAGGATCATCCACATTAGCTTCAACAAGATTGCGCGCGCCCCATGAATATTTAGCGGGATTGTTAGCGCGAAACACGTAAAGTTCAAGCCCGAACGTTACCGGCTGGCCTTTGGCCGCTGTAATAGCTCCAAGTAGCGGAAAAACCAATCCCTCCGGAAGCCAGCAAACACCGGATCGAACAATAGACTTTGTTTCATCAGCCGGAATTGCCTGAAATTGGCCAGTCATACCCCAAATCTCGCGCTTCTCCTGTGTAACTTGATCGACGACAGTTCTCATAGTCTTACCCGTCGCATATCCCCAAATCTGGCCCATGACATGCTCAAGAATGTCGACGGGCTTAGTAAGTAGAACCTGTGGCGCTCCAAGTTCGTTAGGCGTAACTTTTCCACGAATGTCGATTTTGCGTTCGGCGTCAGTCATTGTATGTTCCTAATTAGGGCGCTGGATTGCGCCGAGTTACGATACTGCAAATCAAAGCGGGTTTCAAGTCTCTTTATACTTGCGAAATTTCAGCAATGATCATGTCATAGGACACGTCTGGATCAGCCTCTTGTTTTACTAATAGACTGACAGTAAAGTTCTTTTTATTGCATAAAGATATAAAATAGTTGCACGCGGCTTCATTAACGAAATTAAATGTGC